TTATTTTTTTCTAATAGAGCTTCAGGGAGGCGATTTAATGCGTGCAACATAGGTGACACCTCCCCGCTTGGCTCAATATTTTTAAATATGAAAAGTCTTTTATAATGTTGCACGGGGCAAATATAGTTATACAATCCGAATAAAAAAATAAATTTGTATTAAAATGAAAATAATTTTAAAAGACCTTCCTAAGATTAGCCTTAACAAATGGTACGCTGGTATGCATTGGACAAAGCGTAAAAAAATAAAAGACAACTATACGCTAATTGTTAAAAGCCAGTTTAATGAGGTTCTGCCAGCTTCTAATAGTTACGATACAGAATACCACTTCACTTTTAAGTTAAGACCTTTAGACGCTTCTAATTGCGTAGCTATGACAAAAATGGTTGAGGATATAATCTTCGAGAGTGACGGGTATAAAGTAATAAAGAGCATATTGATAACAAGCGAGAAAGGAGCTGAGGATATGGTAGAAATAAAAATAAATAAAAAATAGTTTGGTATTAAATATTAATACATATATTTGCCCTCATATTAACAGTAACAAAATGACAAAATTACAAACACTACACGCTCAAATAGACAAAGAGCACCAAAGAATTGATATGCTTCAGAGAACGCTTAGTAGCGGTTCTTTAGACTTCTACGATTTTATAAACGCAGAGATAGCAGAAGCTAAGGAGTTAATAGCAAAACTAAACGCAGAATTTAATTTAGAGTATACAAAATAATATGAACGTAAAAGCAAATCAAAAAGACCGCACCTTCACTATAAGAGTAAAGGATAGTAAATTTAGAACCTCAAAATTTTCAAAAGCTACCTTCGAGGAGCTTGAGCATAATACCGATGCTGACTGGTTTAATTTTTTAGCAACATCTAACTGTTATTATTTAGTTAAATGAACAGACTACAAATAACCTTCGCACCTAAAGAATTTACCGCTGGTTCTGAGTGGTTAGAAAAAACAAGTAAAAAGCTCGGCTTTAGCTATGACATCTACCAGGACATTTACGATACCGAAGATATGCTATACAATATTGAAAGAGAGTTAGAAGCTTCAGGATTAAATTACACTTTATACTAATATGAAAAAGGAAATACTAAAAGTAGGAATAATGTTAATGCCGCTTGGTTTTATGGTGGCTTTAGTAGACTGCAAGGTTTACGCAGCGATTAATTTTATTATAGGCTTTGTATGTCTTCTTGAACTTATAGACTTAAAATTAAAAGAAAAAAATAAACGTACAAGTTAAAATAAAATAGCTTTGTATTAAAACTAAACACTATATTTGCAAAACAATTAAACACAATGATAATAGATTTAAACTTAGAAGAACGCAGCTGGGTAGCTATATGCCTTGAGGAGAAAATTACCTCAGCAGAAAAAAACTTTGAAGCTACCAAAGATTGTTACTGGTCTGACCAGGTAGAGACTTTAACCAAAATTACTAAGAAGTTATGAAATTCGAACCATACTTAGGCAAGCAATTAACAAGAGCCATAAAAGCTAATACTACCCGAGCAGAACGCCAGGTAGTAGCAGAGAGGCACATAATAAGTGTGCATACACTTAATACCGTTATAAGTGGAGAGCGTAAGATTACAGACTTTAACGAGCCAGCTCTAACCGATATAATAAAGTTAGCTATACGTAACGCTAATAATAACGGTAAAACCTTAGCAGATTACTACCAACAAAAAGAGGCAGCCGAAGCCACCTCCCTAAACAATCATTAACAATAACTCAGCAAAAATAAACAATTATGACAATATACAATAAACTTGCCGCCGTTAAAAAAGAGATAGGAGCTATCTCCAAAGACGAAACAAACCCTTTTTTCAAATCTAAGTACTTTGATATAAACGGGCTTTTAAGACATACAGAGCCATTACTACAAAAGAATGGTCTACTACTATTGCAGCCTATTTTAAATGGCGAGGTAAGCTCTCAAATTATAGACACCGACTCAGGCGAAAGCGTTACCAGTTCAATAGCTTTACCTAATATGGATGACCCACAAAAGTTAGGGTCGGCGGTTACTTATTACAGAAGATATACGCTACAAAGTCTTTTAGGTTTACAAGCTGAAGACGATGACGCTAACTCAGCAAGCCAAGCGGTAAAAAGTACGAAGCCTTGGATTAACGAAAACGATAACACCTGGAAAGCTGCTCTTGCTAAAGGTATAACGATTGCAAAAATAAAAGAGCATTACGCTATCAGTAACATTAACGCTTTAAAATACGAAGATGCACTTAAAGGAATTTAAGCAAAGAGCTTCATCGGCTGGCAAACTAATGACTAACCCTCGCTCCAAAGGCGAGGTGTTAAGTCAAACTACCAAAAGTCATTTAGAGGAGTGGCTGAAGTCTGAGATTTACGGAATACGTAAGCAAATTAAAAGCAAGTACTTAGATAAAGGTAACGCCGTTGAGGACTCAGCAATAGACTACGCAGCCGCAGAGCTTGGATGGTTATTCGCGATAAAAAACGAGGAGTTTTTCGAGGATGAGTATTTTTGCGGTACGCCTGACGTAATACTCGAGGATACAATAGTAGATATTAAGAGTAGCTGGGACTGCTTTACCTTCCCTCTGTTTGAGGATGAGATACCAAACTCGGATTACTTCCACCAGCTTCAGGTATATATGCACTTAACTGGCAAACGTAAAGCGACCCTTTGCTACGTTCTTATGAATACTCCTGAGCATTTAAGCTACGAAGAGCCGCAAGACTACTCAGAGGTAGAGAGTAAATATCGTATAAAGACATTTAATATAGAATACGATATAGAAGTGATAGAAAAATTAATAGAGAGAGTAAAAATCAGTAGAGAATATATAAAGACGTTAATATGAGTGAGAGAGTAATGAAGAGAGAGCTGGGAGAGGCTAAGCAAACTATAATCGCTATGGGTATGCTTATAGCAGACTACGAGAAAGCCTTAAAAACAAGAGGCTATATGGATAAAAGAATAGAGAGTATGCGAGATAAACATAACTTAGGTACTACGATGCAAATGAGCAACGGAGAGCCGCTATACTTTGAGCGAATAATGGAGATAGTATCAATGTACTACAACGAAACCAAAGAGGATATAAGAGGCACTAAACGCCCTCGTAACCTTGTAGACGCTCGACATATGTTTTGCTATTTATCTAAACAAAATACCTCAGCTACTTTAAAAGAGATAGGAGCTTATATAGGAGGCAAAGACCACTCTACCGTACTTCACGCAATAGATAAAATAACAGACCTATTACAAAGTGATAAATTAATGCAACGAGACTACAACAAAATAATCCAATTTATAAAATGAAAAACGCAACTAAACAAGTAGAGCAGCTCTTGAGAGATTACCCTGAGACTCGAGACAATTTTAAAAAGTTAATACGTAAAGCCTTGCAAGATATTTACGGAATTAACGTACTATCTGCCCTGATTATTGCAGAGCATTACAAAGCCGTTGAGACTATCCTACGAGCTAACCGTAAAGCCCAGCTAAATAACGAGGAGTTAAGAGGTGCTAAACGTAAGCACCGCAAAGAGGTTATAAGTGAGCAAATTAAAAAGGATTTAGGGTACTAATGAAGCCAGCCATAGAATTATATTTATTAAGCGTTAGAATGCTCACCGCTGCCGATGCGGTGGGCTTACCAAATAACGGATTTAGAAAGTCTATACGCTCCTTTGAGCTTTGGGCTAAAGAACAAAGCGAAGTTGTAGAAGGTTTAGACTCAGAAGTCCACGCTCGAGCAGTCCACAATTTTAACGTAATAATAGATAGCATAGACCACGACACCTTATCTCTGCCTATCGGAGAATTAACCATAGAAAAATGAGATTAAACATAAAACTAACACTAATGGTAGTTATATCCGCTACGCTATTTGTTATGACTTTGATAAATATAAAGCAAAAGAAAACTACACCGCCTCCAAGAGTTATTACCCTGAGCAAGAGCGATACAATCTACCAAAAAATAGAAATACTTAAACTTAAATCTGATACTATCAAAATAAAATATGAAACCAAAATTAATAATTACCGCAGCTCTTCTACTACTAACAAGATTAGCCTTTTCGCAGACCGTATTAATAGACAATAGCGGAGATACTACTATCTGCATAACCATACCGCAGATGGATAGAGTCTATATTGAGCTGCTACAAAAAGATAGTTTATTAGAGCAAGCTCATTTAAGCCACGCTAAGGAGGTTTTATTGTATCAGGTAATAGATAGTGCCAAAAAAGATATAGAGTCGCTACAATCGCTTGTATATGCCATTGATAGCGAGAATATGGGTTTACACTTGGAGAAAGAGGAGCAAAAAACTCAAATTAGGACTAATCGCACTATATCTTTTATAGCTATTGTAACGCTCTTTTTATTTATAGCTTTATGAGCTTAATTAGGAATAGTAAGCAAGTAAAGCAAGCTATAGATTTTAGCGGCATACAAAACGGTAAGATACATCCTTCAGATATAGACGCAGTATTAGAGTTCGACAACCAGGTTTTAATATTAATAGAGGTTAAGCGTATAGGTAACGATATACCTACTGGGCAGCGTTTATTATTAGAGCGTCTTTGTGACTCCTGGCATACCGATAAAAGTATAGTATTAAAAGTGGTACATAATTTTACTGACGATAACTCCGATATACCTTTAAGGCTTTGCAGAGTTGAGCAGTCTTACTATAAAGGTGTTTGGATAGCTAAAGACTCAGACTTAAAAGACGCTTTAGTTTTAATAGGTAAAACTTGGAACGTTAATAAGCTTATTTTTTAATAAGTGCAGTATAATGTACTTTATGTGCTTTAATTCAGGATAATGTCGGAATAAAGCGTCACAAATTTATACTCAGAGTATAATTATATTCCTAAAACTAAACAAGTGAATGAAGTTTCAGGAAAAATTCAAACAGATTAAAAGGTAGTAAGTACTCGAGAGTCGAAGATATTTAAGTACATCACCTCTTTAGCTATGCGGTTGCTATTGCCAAACTCAGTTGTAGCCCTGATATATTGCACCTTCCAATGAGGAGTAATATCGTGGAGATTAAAAAGGTAGATACCTTTAGGCGTTGAGTTTATATAGATAGCAGCGTCTGAGTGTTTAGACGTCTCCTGGAGCATAGCATCGTACTTCTTTTTTTCAAGTAATAGAGTGTCGTAATGTGTTTTACGACATTTTAATTCTATTCTATGCTTAGTAGCTGGAGAGTAACAGTCCCAGCGGCTCATTTGATTATTAGATTTAACTAAATCAAAGTAAATATTTGCTTCTAACCACTCAAAGAGGTCGTTTTCTTGCATTAATAACCCTCTTTAGATACGTCAAAACTGGGACAAGCTTTTGCAGAATATTCGTTATGTCCGTGGATAGATAGTACTGGGTATTTTTTACGAAGGTCAGCGATTAGATTAATCAAAGACTCTTTTTGCTCTGCGGTTCTTGTATCCTTTGCTTTGCTCATAGATTTATTCATACCCCCAACGTAACAAACTCCAATACTAAACTTATTTTGACCTAAGCAATGCGCTCCTAAAAGCTCTACTGGTCTACCAGCTTGTATCTGACCGTCTAACTCTATAACGTAGTGGTAACCTATATCATTCCAGCCTTTATCCAAATGCCATTGGCGTATAGTGTCTATCTTAACATCTCTACCCTCAGGAGTAGCTGAGCAATGGATAATAACTTTATTAATTGGTCGCATAATCTATATTTAGGGTTATAATAAATAGGTAAATAGTGATAGTGTTATACTGATACTCTTTAGAAGGTGCGATATACTCCCATCCAAGAGCAAATCTATCGTGAGGATAGTGAGCGGAGAAAGTTATTGACCATTCCATTTTATAGTTCTTTTTTTACGTCTTTTAGCTTTACAATAATAGCCTTAATTTTATCGATAAACGAATAGCCCTTAACTTTTATCCAAGATTCGTCCATAGACTTAACCTCAATAGAGAGTAATACTAAGGCAATTACCTTTGTAGATATAAACTCTACGCTAACTACGCTCTTGGTTAAAGCGTTTATTATAAAGACGTCAGAGGCGTATACAAGCATCACTACTGCTATATAACTAACGAGCTTAGGCACAAGCCCATTGCGAAATAATTTACTCGTAATAGGCTCTCCTAATTTTTTAGCTTTCCAAACTCCGAAGCAAGTGTCGATAATAGTAGATAAAGCCACCATTAAGATTATGCCCTTTATTGGGGCAAAAAATAATATCAAAGCCGTTAAAAAGCTACTAAGATAAAGCTTCATTAGGCTCAGGAATTACGCAAAGTTCTGAATCAGGATAAGCCTCACAATATGACTTAAAATAAGCCGCCTCATAGCCTCCAATAATATGAAGTTGTGTCGTTGGCTTCGGGAATACTTCAAATGGCTTAAACGATAGCAAAGGGGTTCTAAACCATAATATATCCACCGCCCAAGTTGTGGCAAGGTCTGAGCATACTTTAAAGCCTTCTTCGTTTACTTCGTATGCCTTGCAGATATGCCCTAACTCCACTGCCGCAACATCTTTGTAATTGTAAACCTCGTTACCTTCTAAATCGGTTGTCTTTACTTGTATCTTACTTTGG